CTGGCCGACGAGACGGCGGCGGCTGATGCCATCGTGGCGCTGCGCGGCACCGGGTACGACTACATCGGAGTGCTGGGCATCCCGCTGCGGGCCTACACGCTCGACGACCCGAGCCGCCTGATCTGCACCAGCCTGCCGCTACTTGGCATCCAGGCTGCCGAGCCGGCGCTCATCCCGCCGCTGCGCGCCCGCAATCTTGACGTGGGGCGCTCGCTCGGCCACGTCTGGAGCATCGCCGCAGCCAGGGGCGGACGCTGCGTGGTGCACCCCCACCCGCACTGACCCAATCCCCTGCCGGTGTGGAAGCGCGTGGCGCTGCCGGCTGGCGCTTGACCGCCAGAGAACTGACCCATGCCCATCCTGACCGCCCCAACATCCGAGCCCATCACTCTGGACGAGGCGAAGTTCGCCGCGCGCTTGACAGGCAGCACGGCGTTTGACGCCATGCTGCCGCTCTACATCCAGGCTGCGCGTGAGATCGCCGAGGCCGAGACCGGCGTGCGCTGGATGGCGCAGCGGGTGCGCGAGGAGTTCACCGAGTGGCCGGCGCCCACGCAAGTGATCCGCCTTGCGGGCCCAACGGCGGTGGCCATCAGCTACTGTTCGCAGGCCGGCGCGTGGACTTCCCTGCCGTCCGGCCAGTTCTTCTGGGCTGACGCCAGCCCGGGCCTGCTGATCGCCCCGCCGGTGGGCGGCCAGTTCCCGATGCTGGGCGACATCGCCGTCGGACCGCGCGTGCGCGTTGACGTGGATGTCGGCGCGGCCGATCGAGCCTCGGTGCCGGCAGCCGTCAAGACCTTCATCATGGCCATGGTCGCGTACTGGGTCGAGCACCCGCAGGCCTTCACCGATCGCCCGCATGTCGCATCCCCGGCCATCGCCCGCCAGCTCGACACGGTGCGCGAGGCGTTCTGATCGTCATGGCCACGCTGAACACCTGGATCGCCGTGAAGACCCGCGCGGCCGGCGCCGACGTGCTCGGCCAGCCCAGCGGCGCATGGTCGGTGACCGTGTGCGAGGCCTGGGCCGACATCCTGCACCCCAGCGGCCGCGAGGCCATCGCTGGCGGGGGCGAGACGGCCATCGTCAAGGCCAGCATTCGCATGCACCGGCGCGATGACGTGCTTGAAGGCATGCGCGTGTACAAGGGGGCTACCGCCTACGACATCCAGGCCGTGCTTCCCGATGACCGAGGCCGCCTCTACATGATGCTGGTCTGCCAGAAGGTGGTGGCCTGAGATGGCGCAGGGCCGAGGCAGCAAGACGTTCTCCGTCACCACGGACCTGAGCGCCTTCACCGACCTGATGCAGGAGGTCGTGGATGCGAGCCACGACGCGGTCGTGCCGGCGGCGGCAGCCGGCGCCGAGCTGATCTACCGCGCGACGCTGCAGGCCACGCCGCACGGCAAGAAGGGCCACTGGTTCAGCGGCGGCCGCAAGGGCGGCAAGGGCCGCTACTGGTTCAACGCCGGCAACCTGCGTGCCTCGATCTACCGGGTGCTCAGCCAGGACAACACCGGGCCCGGCTTCGCGACCTTCCACATCAGCTGGAACTACAAGAAGGCGCCCTATGCCTACATGGTGCACAACGGGACCAGCAAGGCAGCGGCTGTGCCGTTCGTGACCATGGGCCGCGAGCGCTCCGCTGATGCCGCCCAGACCGCCATGGGCAACAAGTACCTCGAACTCCTGACCAGCCGGGGCCTTCTCTCATGACCATCGAGACCGACGTGCACGCCGCCATCGTGCCGGTGTGCCCCCGCGTGCATGCGGTGCTGGCGCCGCTGCGCACGGCGCGGCCCTATGTGACCGTGCAGAACATCGGCGGCGAGCCGAACTACTACCTCAACCGGAGCGCCGCCGACAAGCGCACGCTGCGCCTGCTGGTGAAGACCTGGGCGAACAGCAAGGCCGAGGCCGTGACCATCGCCCGCCAGATCGAGGCCGCGCTGATGGCCGCCACTACGTTCACAGCGCGCGTCGAGTCCGAGCTGCTGGATGACGTCGAGACCGACATCGAGCCGTGGCTGTTCAGCGAGCTGCAGGAGTTCGTCGTCATCGGTCCACGCTGACCGCCGTGGCCTCTGAGCCGCCACCCCAAGACAAGCCCGCCCGGGTGACCGCGGCGGGCTTTTTCATGCCCGCAAGGGCGCCACCACCGCCCGCACCGCGGGTTGTTTCAACCGAAGGAGCCTTCATGGCCTACAAGTTCCCCGACGGGGCATCGTTCCAGTTCTCGACTACCTTCGCTGCGGCCAAGACCATCAGCGCGTTCACCAATGCCAACCCGGGCGTGGCCACCAGCACCGCCCACGGCTACGCTGACGACGACGAGCTGCTGCTCATCGCCGACGGCTGGGAAGACGCCACCGACTCGGTGTTCCGCGCTGACCAGTTGACGGCCGACACGCTCAGCCTCAAGGGCCTGGACACCAGCAGCACCACGTTCTTCCCGGCCGGCGGCGGCGCCGGTGCCACGCTGCAGAAGATCAGCAACTGGAAGGCGATCCCGCAGGTGCTGACCATCGCCACCGCTGGCGGCGACGCCCGCCGCGCCACGATCTCGCCGCTTGCGCGCCGCACGCCGATCAACGTGCCCTTGGGCCTCAACCCGGTGGACATCACGCTGACCATCGGCCACGACGCCAGCAACACCATCTTCCAGGAGATGCTGGTGATCACCCGAGCGCTGACCAAGATCGCGTTCAAGATGGTCCTGGCTGACGGCTCGGCCACCTACGGCTACGGGAACATGGTCGTTGGCAGCATGCCCAACATGCAGTCCGGACGCGAGAACCAGGCCACCGTGGCGATCAACCTGCTGGGCCGCGACGTCGCCTACGCCTGACACCGGCGCAGCCGCCGCGCTGCGCTGACACCGAGCACCGATCCGGCTGGCGTCTCTCCGTTCGCGTGGAGAGCGCCAGTCGGGCACGGGCACACCAACTCCACGCGAACCACCAACATCACCACATGGCCAAGGTCACCCTGGGCAAGCGCCCCAAGTCGTTCCACCGCAAGGTGGAGTTCAAGATGGTCGACGGCGAAGATGCCGAGCTGACGCTGCTGTTCAAGTACCGCACCAAGCGCGAGTTTGGCGCGCTGATCGACGAGATGGTTCAGCAGCCCCAGCAGTCGGCCGCCGCCGATGCAAGCGATCAGCTGCCGTTGCTGCCCGAAGCTGGGGCCGCAGGGCAAGAGCCGCATCCTGAGCCAGAGCAGCCCGCCAAGATCCCGCAGCTGTCCGAGTTCATGGCGGCCAGCATCGATGCGCAGGCCGACTACATCCTGAAGATCGCCGAGGGATGGGACATCCCGGACACCCCGTTCGACCGCAAACACGTCACCGACTTCTGCGACGAGCAGCCCGGCGGTGTCAAAGCCGTGATGGCCGCGTACCGCGAGGCGATCACCGAGGGCCGGCTGGGAAACTGACTGCCGCGGCGCGTGCGCGCTTCACGCCCCAGCGCAGCGCCAAGCGGCGCAACGGCTTTGATCTCGGGCACCTGTACCAGCCCGAGGACGTTGAACTGTGGCCAGAGAACATGCCGGCGTGGCAACTGTTCGACCGGATGGCTACGCAATGGCGGGCCGGCATGAACGGACCCATCGGCCTTGACTACTGTGCAGCCTACCCCGTCATGGAGCGCATGAAGCTGTCCGACGCCGAGTGGCTGGACATGCTCGATGACCTGCGCGTGATGGAGCAGGCTGCCATGGCCCAGATCAGCGAGAACGCCAGCGAGACCTGACACGATGACCCAAGAGAAGAAGGTCCAGACCGCCGCGGTGATGGATGTCACCGGGGTGGAGCGCGCCGCACAAGATGCGGTGCGCGCCGCGACTCGCATGGCCGAGGGCATCGCCAAGGAGGGCGAGAAGGCCGGCAAGGGCATCGAGGCCATGAGCGCCGGCGCCGAAAAGGCGGAGCGCTCTGTCGACGCGGCCACCAAGAGCATCAGCGACCGCATCCGGCGGCTGACCGTCCAGTCGCAGCGCGAGCTGGCAGGCCTTGCCGCGTCGTCGGCCGGCGGCGCTGGCAGCGCCGCCGCGGTGGAGTACGAGGCCACGATCCGAGGCGCCGACGTCGCGAAGCTGCAGCCGCAGATCGCCGCGCTGCGCGAGCTGCAGCCCGCCCTGCTGCGCACGCTGGCGCAGC